GTATTAAGATAATAAAAAAGCCCAATTAAAAGGGCTTTTGTTTATCGCTATTAGGTTGTAAAGTATTACAGATTGTATATTAGTTTTAATTCCGTATCAATAGAATTATAGAAATAAAAAAGGGCTTAATTAAAAGCCCTTAAATTTAGATCTATTGTTAGTTATTGAATACCGATTATCTTAGTATTAAAAAGTTTATTATTTTTCCAAATAATACCTATTATGGCTTTGTCATTTGGAAAGGCTTTTTTATATTTTTTAAAAGTTTGATATTCTTTTCTAACTAAAGCTTTAATATATTTGTCATATACTTTTTTATCTATTTCAAGAATTATTTTATTGTTTTTTGTATTCATAATATTATTATCCTATTGTTTAATTACAAAACCATCATTAGTAAAAACTTCTTTACGACCCTTTATTTTTTTATGAGTTAATCCTACAACTACATTTTTTTGATCTAAGAATCTTAAATCGGTTTCATCACCATTAATAACTTTGAAACCTTTATACACCTTTGGAAGATATTTTTCGAAAACAACTGAAACATTACCACCATTATTTAAATTTTCTAATACCTGTAATTGATTATCTTCTTTTCTTGAATAAGTTAAATAATAATTATTCGGAAGATCACCATTTAAAAAATTAGTATATTTTTTATCTAATACGGTGTAATCATAAAATTGAATATCTGGAAAACTTTCAAAAATGTTTAATCCATCATCAAATTTATAATTTTCATATTGTAGATCGCTAGTACCATTTAATCTAATGCAAGGTATAAAACCATTTTTTTTAGATCTATTAATAAATAATTTAATTTCATGTTTAAGTTGATTCATAAAATTAACTCGATCTTCAAAGTATCTTTTAGTTTTTATAATCCTTGCATTTTGAGTAAATTTAAAACCACCAAAACCAGAAAAAAATAAACATAATTCCGAGCATTCTTTTGAAGCTTGTGCGCATACATTGTAGCCACTTTGGTTGTGACTGGCCATATAGATAATAGCGGTCTTGTATTTAAGTTTTTCACCTTTAGTTGTTTTAGCGTTATCTTCACCTAGTATTTTTTGAGTTTTCATTTTTTAACCTCTATTAGTTTAATTTGCTTATTAATATAATCATTAACCCTTGACCACATAAACGGGTCAATACATCGCTTTTGATTGAGTTTATTATTAACAAAACTTTGTAAAAATTTTAGTGTTATTAAATCCATTATTTAACCCCCCTTTTTTTAATTCCTAAAATTCTCATATATATAGGAAAAAATATCATTGAAAAAATAACAAATGAAAAAAGTATTCCAAAAAAGAATATTAGTAAATGAACTATCACACTATTAAAAATTAATTCCATTTTTATACCTCTATAGTTAATTGTCAAAATTGACATAAATAATAATACAGTAAAAAAATACCTTTAAAGCCTTATATATACTTTTGAATCACCAAAGGATTTATGATTAGATCTAACAATTTTTTTAATTGTTAACTGTAAGTTTACAATTTACAGGATCAGAAAATTTCCAATCAAAAACTAACTGGCTTACTTTAAATAGTAGTTTGTACAATAGCAATTTGTACAATAGCAATTTGATCAACAAAAGCTACTACAGGCCTTGCCAGGATTGGGCGGCAGTCATTTAACCTATGGTTAAAAACTCTATAACCTATGGTTATTAATTTATCGTTCTACACTTTAGGTTTGCTTTTTAGATCAATATAATTTATACTTAACACATCCCAATAAACTGTTGGGTGTTAACTAAGAGGAAAAAATTATGAAAACTAAATATAACATTACAGAAATAAACCCAAAAACTATTAAACAAGTTCGCCAGATGATTAAAGATTCATTGTCAGTTATTATGGAAGATAACAACCTAAGATTTGAATTAGGTAATGCGACTTATGATGATGACTCATTTAAGTTTACTGGTTTCAGAATCTCACTTGCTGATGCTTTAACTCCAGAGCAAAAAACTTTAAAACAAATAATAGACATGAGAAGAAAAGCTGATTGGTTAAAAACAATTGACGATACTAAGATTGCTTGGGATAGAAGTGTTGCTTACAAGTTAGTTGGTTATAAATCTCGTGCTAGAAAAAAGCCTTGGGTTATTGAGGGTGTTGAAAATGGTCAACAGTATGTCGCATCAGATTCTATAGTTGAAAGAATGTTTGGGGAGGAAGAGTAATGAATATTGTTGACAAATTATGGAATGTTGTTTTAGCCAATAAAAATAAAAGCAATAATTTATTTATAATTGCATCAGAAGGTAAATGGACTGATACATCTTGTGATATGTGTGTTGATGATATGTTTACAGTTATTGACTGGATTGAAAATAAATATACTAATAAAACTATTAAGAAAAATTTTGGTCAAGTTAGTTTACATTCACAACTTGAAACTTACTATAAGGAGCAATCATAATGAAAACAGTACTTAGTCTTTTTGATGGTATTTCTGGAACACAAGTTGCCTTAAATCGTTTAGGTGTAAAGGTTGGCAAATACTATGCCTCAGAGATTGATAAATTCCCAATTTCAATTACTCAAAAGAATTATCCAAACACAATTCAATTAGGTTCAGTTACTGACTGGCAAGATTGGGATATCGATTGGGCTTCTATTGATTTAGTGGTTGGTGGATTTCCATGCCAGTCTTGGAGTGTTGCAGGATTAGGTCTAGGCGATAAAGATAAGAGAGGAATGTTATTCTGGACAATGCTAGATGTTATGAAAAAAGTATTAGCCAATAACCCTCAAGCAAAATTCCTAATGGAAAATGTTCGCATGAAAAAATCGTTTGAGGATTACATAACTTTTCATACTGAAGAGGCACTTGGTAAGGTCAATAAACATTTGATTAATTCAGCACTTGTTTCAGCCCAAAATCGTAAGAGATTTTATTGGACTAACATCGAGGGTATCAAGCAACCAGAAGATCAAGGATTAGTACTTGCTGACATTCTTATGGATGGTCATGTTGTATCTAATAGACCTTGTGAAAAAGTATTAATAGTTCCAGAAGCTACTAAGAAAGGTTATACAGAAATACAAGATGGCGATTGTTTCGATGCCACATTTCCTACTAGCAAAACTAGAAGAGGTAGAAATATGAAATATAAAAGCAATTGTCTTACAGCTACTAATTATGAATACATGAGATACGAACATCCTACCTATAGAAAGCTACGACCTTGCGAATGTGAGGCTTTACAAACATTTCCAATAGGATATACAGAGGGTATATCAAATAGTCAAAGGTACAAATGTTTAGGCAATTCGTTTACAGTTTCCGTTATACAACACATACTTAGCAATGCTTTTAGTTCATAGATTTGATACCAAAAGCGTATAATATTAACCAACAGAGGAACCATTATGGATTATAACCAATCACTATTAAATGCTCGTTACAATCAAGATGATAAAAATGAGCATGTCTATACAATCTTTGAGCATGAACTTGCTAGAGATCTACACACTTACAAACCACATGAGAGGCAAAGTATAAATGCCCTCGAAAAGTTTATTTTATATGCTAAAGAAATTTACGCAGAATTTGAAATGTCTGGCGATGTCTGGGATTTTTCAAATGAAGTAGTAGAGGCTACTGAAAATGCAATTATAACTTGCAATGAGTGGGATAAACAAAAACACACTAATGTTAAACATTTTAATGGAGGAAATTATTATGGGTAGGATGAGCGATTTACATTTAGAGTTAGAAGAACTTGGTTTACTGGATGAGGAACAGAATTATCCTACACCAGATGAAATGCCAACAACAGGTCTAATTGACGATTGTAAGAAGATTGTTGATTTGGGCGAACAAATGAATACTGAGAAAATTAACTACTCATTTAGGAGTATTTTTGGGAGTCCAGATGGATAATGAAATTGAACTAATAGATTTAGAGTCTATGACTTTTTATTTTAAGCTAGGTGAATATCCAGATTTAGATAGTGCATCTGTAAGAAGTGCAAAGTATAAAGATGGAACAATTTTGACTAAGGAAGATAAGATTAGATTTAAGGAAGATTACCCCGAATCCTTTTATCAACTCTTATGGGATTTTATCGGTCAATATGGAAGATAGGGGTTTAACTAACAGAGGTAATTTATATGTCTACTAATCGAGAGAGGTTGAACACACTCTATAAAAAGTTCGGTTTAGAAACGGAAGATACTTTTAAACATCAACACTACACTATCTTAACTCGAAGTGGTATTGAGAAAGTCCAGAGAGGTGCTAATATTAAAGTTCACTATGAGGTAATCAAATGTGAGCCAGATTTTTCTTGTGTTAAAGCTTTTGCTACAATGAATGATTCAGAGATTGAAACTTTCGGATCTTGTAAGCGAGGTAAAGGTGGTGATGGAAACACCATATCTTGGTATGTAATGGAAATTGCAGAAAAGAGGGCCATGTCTAGAGCAGTCTTAAAACTGGCTGGTCTATACGAACTTGGACATATGGGTGAGGATGAATCAGAGTCCTTTAAAGCACCAACAAGGAGCCAACAAACAGGTACTGAGGTCAATAGGTTAATAACGGAATTAAAGAGTCCTAACTGCTCCCTGGATAGAGCAAAACAAATAATGGCTGACATGCAAGAGCGTGAATCAGAAAGTCCTAACTCACCTTGGGGAGCCGTTATCGATGTTGCTATGAATCAGTTTGGTGATGAGTTTTATTCCAGAGGTGATGATTTACTAGAAGACGATCTAGAACCATCTAGGTTTAAACCTATTTAATAAAATTAGCAGGGGTTGACTTTCCAATGTTAATCGGTTGAATACCATCCCTCGTTAAGGCATTTATGTCTTTTGGTATTTGGTCGTTAAGTTGAGAATAAGTCTGGTGCTTGGGTCTACCATAAGTGACCCTTTAATTAACTAAGGAAATAAAATGAGCGAATATGACAATACTAATAAGGGTGCTATTTGGAAAAACGACAATAGCAATCCTAATGCTCCTCAATACAAAGGTACACTTAATGTAGATGGGGAAGACTATCAGATCTCTGCTTGGAGGAATACAACTGAAAACACCAAAGCACCAGTTCTGAGATTTCAAGTACAAAAGCCATCAAGTATGCCTAACATACCTAAACCAAATAATGATAGACCTTTGGGTGATGTGGGCGATGATGATGTGCCGTTTTAAATGTTAACACTTGATCCAGAAACCCCCATCATTAATGTTGATGGGGTAGAGTTCATGAGAAATAATCTTATTGGTTGGGAGCATAGACTAGTTCGTGTTTATACTCTGGACGATAAAACCAAGGTGACTGTTAAGATGGTTGCAGATTTTTTAGGATGTACTAATACTTGTGCCAGATCTAGACTAACGAAATATTCTGATCCGAAAATTATTTATCGAGTTATTTTAAATAGAAAAACTAGAGAGCCTCGATTTAAAGTTCCGAAAGAAATGATTGATAGCCATGAATGGTACAAAGACCCTTTAACTAAATTAATGCTTAAATAGGAGTTATTATGAAAATGACATGCCCACATTGTAAGAAACCGTATGAGGTGAGCGTAACAATAAAACCACCAACTAAAGAGGAGTTGATTGAGTTTGAAATATTTAGAGATAATTACAAAGGTAAAAAGCGTGGCTTGATCACCGAAATGAACAACTTTGTAAAAAAACATACTGACTGGCGAGAAGTTCTTATGACACTCAACAGACTGTACATAGACTTTGGTACGGAATCAAAATACATTCCACATTTCCAGACCTTTATTAATCAAAGGCAATGGGAAATGTTTGACATTAAATCACAAAGAAAGACTAAGCCATATGTAAAAGAATTTAATTGGAGGAAAGACAATGAATAGATTTGCAATTAAAAAATTAAACAGACATACAAGAGCAGGTTTAAACGGTAAGCGTATTGTTTGTAAATGTAATGCACCAATACGGGTTTTTCACTTTTCTTGGACTGCTATTAGATGTGTTGATTGTGGTCAAGATATACAAAAAGAAGATTGGACAATCGGTTTAACAGAAAAACAAAAGTATATTAATGTTTGGGAGGGCCGTCCTGGATTTAAAAAAAGAGTTAAAAGAATTAACACAAGCCTAGTTGATGTAATGGACATTGACATTAATACAAGTGACTACCCAGATTTCTGCGATAGTTTTATAACTGAGGCAGTTTGGCATGATGGCACATTATTAGTTGATGAAGAACTAGAAGAACTAAATGATGATGGTGATTATTTATATGCCCAAATTGAAAATCATTTATATTAGGAGGTTTTATGTCAATACAATATTTTGGAACCAAGATGCAAATGCATCAACAAAGAGTTGAACATATGAAAGAAGTATCAATTAAACCTAGAGGAGTTAGTATGAGATATATAAAAAGATTTCTAATTTATGCATCATTTTTATCAACAATAGTATCAGCCAGTTGTTTGATCTATATAGTTCAATGGCTAGAGGCACTCAGAAAAGGATGGTTGGTATGATGTTTAATTCTTTAGATTCAGAAAAGGCAGTCATCGGTGGATTATTAATTGAGCCATGTTTTGACAGGGTGGTGTCAACTCGATTAACAAATGAAGATTTTAGTAACAATAGACTAGGGTACATTTTTACATCTATGTTAGAAATGTTTAGGAAAAAAAAACCAATAGATATTGTTACAGTTCGAGATTACATTGATAAAGATAAATTAAATAAAAATTTATCATTTCCTGTTACCTTTGAAGACTTAGCTCTAATAGCTGAAAATTCTTCTGGTGTAGAAAATATTGAAACATACTCTAAACACATTAGAGAATGCCGCATTAAGAACGCAATAGAAGATCTCAAAAAAGATATTAAATACGACAACTATCAAAATACTGTATCGCAAATACAGAATTATGAATTAGAGTTGGAAGATAAAGATGAAAGCCATGTTAAGGCAATAGTCGGTAAGACAGTTGATTACATGCAAAGTTTAACAACAGGTGGTGTTGGATTACCTAGTGGTTTTAAATCTTTAGATGCGTTAATAACTGGGTTTCGTCCAGAAACATTGACAGTACTAGCTGGAAGACCTAGTATGGGCAAGTCAACACTAGCACTTAACATAGCTGACGCAGTATCCAGGACCAACAATGTTTTGTTTTACTCACTTGAGATGAGCCAGATACAATTAATGCTTAAAATAGCATCTTCACATTCTAATATTCATTTGTCCAAAATTACTAATAACAACATGTCCGATAGTGAGTCTGAGGTTTTTTATAAAGCAATGGCTAAAGTAGGGAACCAGAATATGACTATTGTTGATAAGTTTGGAATGTCAATACATGACATTACATCTAAGTCTAGACAGATCAATAGTGAAAACAAGCTAGACATGATAGTCATTGACTACCTACAAATCATTAAATACGACAAAGGACGAGAGATCTCTGAGTTAGGTAATATAACAAGAGAACTTAAATATCTTTCTAAGGAACTAGGAATACCTGTAATACTGCTTTCACAATTAAACAGAGCAGTTGAGCAGCGAGAGAACAAAAGGCCTTTTATGAGTGATTTAAGATCGTCTGGGGAGATTGAGCAAGATGCAGATTGTATTATTATGGTTTACAGGGATGAGTACTACTATCCAGAAGAGTCTGATGACAAAGGTTTAGCAGAACTAATAGTTACTAAAAACAGAATGGGTGAGTTGGGTTTTGTTAAGACTCAATTCTTAGGTCAATACTCTAAATTTCAAGATGAAGAGGTAAATATATATGACAAGTAGAATGAAACAACAAGATGGCAAACCATTGGAAGATTGGGTAAAGCATTACGAACTTACTTTAACAAGGCTTGGTGATGATTGGAGTCCTTTAACAAAAAATGATAGTCGGTATGAAGTTATAAATTTAGCAAGTGTATGGAAATATTTTCGCAATCAAGAACATAATAGAAGTAGACACATTGAAACAGGTACTGTTGAAGTTGAGTTTCATGATGATAGTTGGGATGATAAATTTAATGACAAAAAAATACACAAGTTGTTACATGATAAAAAACTGTACGCAATGGAACTCTTGTTACAAGAATATTTGAATCGATTTATAATTGAAATAAATGAATGGGAAGATGATGATGAATAAAAACTCACTATATTATATTAATGAGCCTACCTGTATTAGTTTTTCTGGAGGACGAACTTCTGCATATATGCTACATAAGATATTAGAGGCACATGATGGTGATCTTCCAGAGTTTGCTAAGATTACTTTTGCTAATACAGGCAAAGAAATGCCTCAGACTTTAGACTTTGTTAGAGATGTAGGTGTTAACTGGGGTGTTGATATTGTCTGGCTTGAAAGATATGCTAGAAAATCCAGGGATGATGAAAAAAACAAGTATGCCTATGACACTAAAGTTGTTACTTATGAAACTGCTAGTCGTAATGGGGAGCCTTTTGCAGCACTTATTAAAGTTAAAAGATATGCACCAAATCCTGTTGCTAGATTCTGTACTGCTGATTTAAAGATTAGGGCTATTAAGGAATACCTAGTTGATCAATGTGGTTTTGAAACACCTTATACTTCTTTCATTGGCATCAGAGGTGATGAAGTAAGAAGGGCTGTAAAAATGAATGGCACTATAGAAAGTGGTCAAGAAAGATATTTACCTTTGTATCTAGAGGGTGTTACTGCTAAAGATGTGGGTAAATTTTGGGATCAGAATAATTTTGATCTAGAATTACCAAACAATAATGGAGTTACAGATTGGGGTAATTGTGACTTGTGTTTTTTAAAAGGGCATAAAAAGAAGCAAAGTATAATACGGGCTAGACCAGAACTTGCTGATTGGTGGATTCAGCAAGAAGAATCTTTATCTAAGGAAGTTGGTAAGGCTGCATTCTTTAGATCTGATCAACCAAGCTATAAAGTAATGCAAACTATAGCTTTAGAGCAAACTAGTATCTTTGATGATATTTTTGATGACGAAACCATACCTTGTTTTTGTGGAGATTAATGATGAAATTTAGCTTAAAATTTATATTTATATTGTTTATAATTGGGTTATTGACTGCATGTAATACGACACAAGAACAACTACAATGTCATCCTATAGAAGTCAATGAGTGTATTGGTTGGTTGGGCGATAAGCCTATCATGTTAGAATAACAGTTATAAGAAATTAGGGTACTCTAATGTTTATATGCCCGAGGGCATGGCATTACATATTAAGTGCTTACAACTTAGGTTTTTTCCTCCATAATTTTTCCTAAGTCTTAATCAGTACCCTAATCTGTTATAACAAGGGGAGAGAAGTATGGAAAAGGTAATGGAAGTAGTAAACACAATCTTAAAAAATAGATCCTTAACAATTTTCTTAGGTGTGTGTGTCGTAGCTTTATTCTTTGGATGGGTTGGTGGATAACATAAACGACAATATTAAAAACCCCTCACACTATACTCAAGGCAAGATAGAGGCTAAGACATTTATTGTTGACCAAGATATGACATGGGCAGTTGGTAACGCAGTCAAGTATCTTGTTAGATATAGATGGAAACATAAAGGTGAGGGGCAAATTCATGATTTACGGAAGAGCATAGAAAACATTCAAATAGAAATTGATAAACTATTGGCTCTAGATAGAGATGGCAAGGTATAGTACAAAAGCGAAACGATATCAAATATTAGATGAAATAACTGATAATACAAAAGATGCTTTAGAATTAGCAAGAGAAGAAGACACTCCCAGAGATGTCGAAATTAGACTCTTACTGGCTTTAGTTGTAAGAGATCTAGATGTCCTAAGAGGCGAAGAGTATGGGGAAAAAATATAAGAGGATAGCGTTAAAATTTAACATTAATCCAGTTCCTGCAGCCAGACCAAGAGTTTCAAGATGGTCTACATACTACCCAAAAAAGTACACTCAATTTAAGAAAGACATGTTAGCACTAACAAGTGAGTTGGATGTTACTCCTATTGAAAACTTGGTTGCTATGGGTATGGTGTTTAATGTGAAAATGCCTACTGCCTGGACTAAGAAGAAAAAACTAGAACAAAACGGTCAGTATTGCGATAACAATGTAGACCTAGACAACTATCAGAAAGCTATATTAGACTCTCTGAATGGTGTCTTATACTTAGATGATCGCCAAGTTGTTAAGATAATGACTGTCAAGAGATGGAGTGATACTCCAAATATTAAAATAGAAATGATACCTACAGGAGAAGAATGGAAACACTTACCAGAGATGAACTAATAGTAGAACTTGCGAAAGATTATGGCATTAGAGCAAAAGTATTGGGCCTTAAATTTGAAGAGGCTTATGCCAAGTATGTTAAGAGATGTAGTTTAAGAACATATGAAAATCTATTAGAACAATTTACTATTGGTAATTTATCGGATCCTGTAAAAATTAAACCCAAACTAAGAAGTAATGAATACATTGTATCAGCACCAGCAGATGATGATTGTGAAGATGGTGTTTGTAAGTTATAGCTTAACTTAGCTAATGTATAATAAGTGTATTACAATTTATAGGAAATCAAGATGGCAAAAGGAAATGTGATACACCAAATAAATATAAAAGTTAACTCTAAGGATTTGGCTTTAATCGATGCTAAAGCAGATAGGCTTGGTATATCTAGATCAGCTATGATTAAGATCTTTGCTATTAATGGTGAACTGACTGTCCAGATGGCCCAACAACTACAAAAGCCAGTTAGTTAAAGGCCCTTAAACATACCTTGGTTCATTAATGTTCCAAGGTTTATCTGATAGGGTTTACCTTCGCCTTCTCTTGTACCCCCCTGTTCATATGCAAACTTTCCTAAGTTGTTTAAAACCCCATTAGGATCTTTCATATTTGCATAATCATGAGTCCAATCATATGTGTCAGTAAGAACATATTCACCAATATCATTTTGTACAACATTAAATGATCCAAGTGTATTTCTAAGTTGTCCATAAGGTGTAGTTACATGATCCATTCCACCAACAAAATTGCCGCCATATTTATTAACCATACTTTGGTCTTTTTTTAAGTCTATTTGTCCAGAACCCTCGTTAGCAACAATTTGCCCAAGTAAATCTAATGTACTGGATGAAAAATCATCAGCACTTATAGATGTTCCACGAGTCATAATATTGTCAATGTATTTTCTGGGTGCTAATAACATACCCTCTAGTTTATCTACAGGATGATTGTCATATAATTTTCTAATAAAATCGTGCATTATAAGCTTATTCTTTTAGTTGGTTTTAAATCAACATATTCTTCTTTTTTAATTGGATCGTATTCTTTAGTCTTTGGATTGTAAATAAGACTTGGCTCCTTAACCCACCCAGGCTTAGTTCCATATAACTTCATAGCTTCATCATAGCCCTTCTTAGTTTGCCAATGCTTGTCTTTCTCATTAACACTCCAGTTACCCCCTTCATCTTGTTGATAACCCTTCTTATCTTGTTTTTCTGGGGCCTTGTAACCTTTTAAACCCCTACCTTCATTAGCAAGATCTTTAGCTACATCTTTACTAACTTCTTCTTTATGGTCTTCATCTTTCATAATAGAGCCATCTGGCATTTTGTGAGAGCCTTTAGGTATCTGTTTTTCTCTATTACTATCTGGATCAAGCATACCTTTTTCTTTATTACCTAATCCTTTTAACATCTTTTGAATTTCTTTTTTTATTAATTCTCCAATCTCAGCAGCCTCATGAACCTCATCATCAGTCATTTCTCTTTTTTCTTTGGGGCCTTCCATACTTTCGGGGATAGCCTCTAGAGCTAACATTCTTTCAGAGATTGGTATAGGTGTACCATCAACAGTAAATTCTTGTTCGTCAACCCACTCTATCTCAGAGTCTGGCATTTTTTTTGTTAGCATTCCAGATAACAATCTTTTAATTTTTGGATCTAATTTTGCCATAGTATTTCCTTTAATTTACTGCAAAAGACTCATCTTCTTTTGTAAGAGGTTGTTTCATTAAGTCAGCTATGTAAGCTCTGTCTAATTTAAGTTGTCTAAGCATGTTTTCATTGCTAGTTATTCTAAGCCCTTTGTCAATATTAGATAAAATTGATCCTAATGCTCTTTTACCGCTTATTGAAAGAACTCCAGATGTAAAAGCAAGACCTGCTCCATAAGTTATTGCAGCTCCAGCGAGAGGTACTGCTAAAAATTGAGCGGCTCCAAAAGCACCCATACCACCCATAACTGCAATTGTTCTGTTTAATGCTAATTGTCCATCTACAATAGGTGAAAGATTTTGAAATATTTGAGAAACTCTGTTGTTACCTTCTTTAACAGCTTTTATATCTAAAATATTTTGTGCGTTCCATAAAGCGTGTTGTTCTTTTAAACTTTGTTTTACTTTTACATTTGTATTAGAAACTCTTGATTCTACTAAATCATTGATAGATTTGCGTACAGCATTAGCAACATCATTAGTTGGATTCATTACAGTAGGATCAAATAAATTATCTGCTAATTGTTTATTTATTAATTTATCAAATTTTTGTCTTGCTCGTAACAATCCTGCTGGAGAATTATCCATATTATTTATAATTTTATAAGCAGATTCAAGAGTGTTCTTTTTAATATTTTCCATTGAAGCATCGCCTTTAATATAATTTATATCTTCCAATATATCATCAACTCTTTTTGCTAATTCTGTTTGTGTTCCTTGTGGAAAATTCCAACTGATGTTTGTATTTTCAAGATCATCCATTAACCTTTGTGCTTTATTTTTATTATGTTTTCTTACAGCATTCGCAGTATTAACTATTGTGTCTTTACCTTTAACACCACCAATATTTGCTACTAAATTATTTCTAAATAATTCAAATTCATTTTCTTGGATTCTAGAAAAAAAACCTCTATTACTTCCTTTATCGTTTCCAAAAATACTTATATTTTTAATGTCTTTAATTCTGTCAGTAGTTTTTTCGGGTTGTAATAAATCATCAACTCGTTTTCTAGCATTTCTTGATATTTGTTTTTCAGCGGCTTCTTCTAAAGTACCAGTAACATAAGTTCCAGCATAAGTGTTAGTTGTCCTAGGTTCTAAATCTGTTTTCTTTTTTCCCAGAGGTGTAAAAAGAAGGCTAAGATTAACACCACCACCTATAATTTTTGCATATTCTGGATATTTGTTTTCAAATTTTTTCCAATGTCCGACACCTTTTTGAAGTGCTTTTAATCCTTCTTGCCCAACAGCCGTTTCACCCATAAATTTAAAAGCTGTTTTCATAGCATCTTTAACTGGATCTTCGATTTCGTTAGGAATTATAACGCTTAAACCTTTTAATGCTAAAGTACCTGTTTCTGCTAAAACATCAACACTTGCTCCAATACCAGTAGCAGCAGTAGCAAAATTTGCTTTTACAATACCAGAATCTCCAGATTCATAACTTTTGACCGTATCAGCAAGTGCCTTTTTTCTTTTAACCATAGATTCAGCTATACCATTTACATAATCAGGTATAAGTTCAGCACCTTCTGAAGCCTGATAAGTTATTTCTTTTCCAATACTAATGCCTTGTACAGGAGTATCATCAGGTATTATTTCTTCACCAATAGACAAACCTTTTGGCAAGGGTTCTTGCATATATTTAGAATCTAAACCTATACCTTCTAAAGCATTTCTAGCTATGCCCTTATAATCAAATAAAGGATTAAATGTTAATTTTGCCATTATGATCCCCCAGGTTGCATTAATAATCTATTTAAATCATCCATAGTGACTTCTCTATTTTCTGTATCATAATATCGACCATCCCAAGTATGATATCCAGTTTCTACACCATCTAATAATATTGGTGAAACACCTTCTACTGGCCTATCCCAAGTTCCTTTATACATTTCTGGTTTAGTTTGTATCATATCAATTTTAGCTTGTGCTAATTTTGCTTTAAAAGCATCAGAACCATCATCCTTAAGATTTCTATTTAATATAATATAATTATCTAAACTACCATTATTAATTTTTTCATTGTATTTATCAACTGCTTCTGCTGCTATTTCTTGTCTTAATCGTGTTAGTCGTTTAATAGCCTCTTTATCCATTGTTCTTGTACCTGTCATTACAGATATTAAAAAATCTCTTTCGGCAGGAGTATCTAGTCCTCTAGCACCAATACCCAAAGTTTTAATCATTGCAAATACTTGACTGCCTAACAATGCTTCTAAATATTGATCTTTACTGACATCATCTCTTTTTACATCTTTTCCAAATAATTTAACAACTTGATTTCCTATTCTTTTAGCATTAGTTATATAACTAGCACCAATTCCAGTAGTTACACCATCATCATCTAATAATTTAAATACTTCATTAGTATTTGTTAAAGTTCGCATTGCAGGTGCAACACTATCTATAAGTGATAAATCTTGTGCAGCTGTTAACTCACCAATGGTTTTTCCATAAGCTTTTTCAGCATTATCATTTATAGCATTTTCAATAGTAATTTGCATAGCATCACCATCAAAAAAACCTGCTTGAACAAGTTCTTCTCTTCTTTGTGGGCTAGACTGATCCCAAACAGCTAGTCTTTCACTAAATGCTGATGGTGTTCCTGCTGCTGGTGCGTTTTCAACTTTGTCATATTCTCGAAGTCCATTAGCCCTTCCTGCTGCAATAATTTCTTCTTCAGATAATCTATTTGCATTATTTAATGGTGAAGAGTTTTCTACTCTTAATTTTTGTGTTTCAGTAGCAATGTAACCATCTATTACTGCTTGTTGCACTTGCTCGTCTAAACCCAAAGCCTCTGGAGTTTTTACAACACCTGAAAATACTTCAGATCCATCATCAACATATCTTTGTATATCATTTCGATCTTTTAATATTTTTCTTTCTGGAGTAGAAGATATAATTTCATTAGCCATAGACATAGCTGTGTTAGCTTCTTCATAAAGTTCAGCACCATTTAACAATCTAGCTAAATTTTTAAAATCTTCAGCCGTTTCAGGCATAGGAACTTGTTTCCTAATTTCTTCAAGTTTTTGCATTCTAGCCATTCTAGGGTCAACTGGCTCTGTTTCACCTGTTAACATTCTTCCTAGAGAAGCATAAGCATCACTTCTTTGATCACCAATACCACCAGCACGATACATCATTCCAGCACCTTTTGTACTAGCTAAATTGACAGCATTGTTTATATTTGACTGTTGTTGTGCCGCTTGTTCATCTGCCATTAATTGTTGCAGACCAAACATATCGTTACTGTATGCCATAGTTATTCCTTTATCCTATTAGATTTCCTAAAAATTTACCAGCTACTCCACCAATTCCTGGTGCAACTGTGTTTCCTACTGCACCAAATATACTTCCCCAAAAATCACTTTTACCTTTTGCTTGTTGTTGATCAGCATAAGCTAATTGATCATAATATCTTGTGTTTGCATCTGATACATTGCCTAAATTACCCGTTGCATTTATTGCAGGAATGTTAAGATAACGATTAGTTTTATCCTCAACACCTGTAAGCATATTATATTGGCCAGTTGACCTAGCTAAATTACTATCAATAAGTGATTGTGATTGATCAAAAGCTTGATTCATGGCAGCTAATTTAAGTCTATTTGTAGAAGCATCAGTATTCATTTGATTCATAAACTGTTGAGTAGAAGAAGCACCTGTGTTTAACTCTCTTGCTCTTCTCAGTTGGTCAGCTACTGCTAACTCTTCTTCATATATGCTCATTAAATCACCGTATCTTGATTTTTGTGCATCTCTCCAACCACCAGCTGCTAAATCTTCTGCTTGTTGCCCAAACATACCTTGCCTTCTTATAGCATCTTCTCTGATTTGTGTATTAGCAGCATCAGCCTCAGAGGTATAAGAATATGTGCCATCTGGGTTTTGCCTATATCTAGTAGTTCCACCAACAAAATTAACATCTGGTGTTGTTTTTTTAAATATATCTTCTCTAAGGCCTTCTTGATAATTTAAATCAGCTTGACCATATTTTCCAGGATCTCTGTTAGCACCAACCATATTTCCTAAATTTGATAAAAACTGACTACCACCTCTAGGAGTAATACCATTTTGCCTATTTAAGTTTGTAAGAAACTTTGAGTTCATACCTCCTGCTAATTTACCAGAACCTCTTTTTCCTAGTCCTAAGTTACCTCTGCCTCTTGCCATATTAATCTCCTGTCCTTGTAAATCCGTTATTGTCTATTGCTGTTCCTGCACTTCCGCCTGACCCACCACCGTGGTTTACATCATTGCCACTTGCACCTGAGCCTGAAGAACCTGAATTGCCTACAGTACCTCCAGAGCCACCTGCTCCAGCATTAGCTGTTCCTCGGCTTCCACCTGCAACTGCACCTGCACCGCCACCTCCAGCACCAGTTAAAGTTCCTGCTCCACCATTACCAGATTGTGAAATACATCCAGAGCCATCACAAGTTCCATTTCTTGAACCAGCAGAGCCAAAAGACTGTCCGCCTCCGCCTCCACCGCCACCTGCTCTATCATTATCAGAGAAGGATTGGTCATCTTGTGCGCCACCTCCGCCTCCTCCACCGCCTCCTCCACCGAGGATTGAGCCATTGTTGTCTAAAGTAATATTTTTTTCTAACTTTAAGGCTGTACCGCCTGTTCCTCCAGAACCAGCACCGCCATCTGGACTTCCTCCAGAACCACCTGCTCCTCCAGCACCATAAATATAGCCATTGTTAATAATAGTAAGAACACCAGCAACACCACTTCCAGTAAGTAAAGCAGGAGTTCCTGTAGAGTCTGAGTAAACATAAACACCAGAGTTAATGACTACATCTACATCACCTAATTTATTAGAAGATGAAAGAACAGTATCTAAATCTAGTTTATTTACATTACTTGAAACTGTATAAGTAAACTTTCTTTGATAAAAAGGTTTCCAAGAACCGCCATCTTTTACACTAGCAGTTAATACTTCTTTCCAAGCACCACCATCTTTAACTGATACTGCTGTAGGTTCTTTCCAAGTTCCTGAATCGTTTACTTTTAAAGTCATATTAACTCGCTACTTGATACCAAATATCTCCATTAGAGCCACCACTTGCAGCAGATGTGCTTACTGTTCTCAAACCAAAACCATTTGTTCTAGCAGCTTCAGTTGCAGTTTTGTGACTAGCAATTGCTGTAGTTACAAAAGCTGTTGAAGCAACTTGTGTAGTATTTGTGCCTTCTGAAGCAGTTGTAGCACTAAATGCTTGAGAAGCACTACCTGCCAGATCAGCCTTAGTGTTTACTGCTGTTTGTACTGCTGTAAACTCAGTATTAAAATCTGCACCAGATATTACTTTTCCTGCATCGGAATCTGCTAGTGCATCTTTGCCAGACCATCCGACAGCTATAGTATAGTTTGCCATTATCTTATCTTTCCTTGTTTATGTAATAAAGTTAAGTCTTGTAAAGAAGCATCAAATCCATTTGATTCAATATCTATCTCTAGTTTAAGGTTTTTTGCCGAACCAGTTAACGGTGTTTTATATTCATGTAATCCATATATAGGTTTGTAAGTAGATGAATTAGGATGTACTGCTGAATTGTGTGTATGTGTAACTGTTGTCGCTCCATATAGAGAACTAGAAGCACCCCACAATGAAGTTGTTCCTGTAGTTGTAGGGTTTAAAGTTATAGATGTAGTATCCGATGGACTTGGACTATAATCTTTATACCATTTTAATCCTAATGTTGCTCCAGAACCACCCTCTAAAACTAAAAACAATCTCTTTAAAAATGAAGCTGCTATAGATTGACCTAAATTAATCCATGTTGTAGCAATACTACTTGTATATGAACTATAAGTATAAGTTGATGCACCAGCTAAATCTGTGTCGTAATAACCTTCATAACCAGCTAAACCACCATCTTTTTGTCCTACTAATAAACCATATAACTCTGTATATGACATATTAGAAGGCTCTCTATCATTGTCAAAAGTCCATGTTGTTACTCTTGGTGCTTGGTTAGGTGTGAAATGTTTAAAATCAAACACATAAGTAATGTTTTTATCAACAAATGACATTATGTAAATACCTTCATTTTCTACATAAACACTTTTAACATTTGAACTTTGACCAATATTTCTAATTAATCTATCTTTAATGTTTACGCTTAAATCAGTTAATGGTAATTTATCTTTTTCAGTTGTTCTACCTAATGATCTAACACCCGTATTAGACAAGAAAACTAAATCATCACCAATAGCTTGAACTGTATCTCTTGATACAAGACCTACACCCCTAATAACTTCATTGAGTGCAAGTGATCCTACTGTTTCTGGCCTGTCATATATAACAATATTGTTTTTACCAAATATAACTAATTTTCCATAAAAAGGAGCAATTGCTATAATTGTATCAATACCCCAAATTTTAGACAAATCTATTAAACCTGCATCACCACCTGTCCAATCATCACCATCTAAAAGATTAGAATAATAAACAACATCTGGTGATTCTGCTACACCACCTGCCCAAATTCTTCCGTATAAACCCATTCCACAGGTTGGTTTAAATTGATTAGAAGATACACTTGCTGGTTTAGTTGCATGTGCTGTCCATCTTGATCCAGAAGTTAAACTACCATCATATCTTTGTGGCTCTACTCCAGCATGAAAACAATGCAATCGATCATTAAAATTAACAAATTGCCAATCACCCGTACTATTAGCAACAGTATGTTTTACATCAGCACCACTACTAGGAAAAGCTGATGCTGGTGAAGTAAAATCTACAGCATAAATACTTGTTCCATAACTTACAAATATTTTATTAGTTCCTACATCATTATGTTCTACTACAGATGCAATAGCTGTTCCAGAAGGTGCTACTTTTTGTTTTAATCCTTTTCTAAAAGCAATACGACCAGACTCTCTAATAACTACATTTTCTGCTTTAACTAAAAATGATGTATCTAATGATGCAGGATTACTTTGAGTATTTAACCCATTTAATCCAATATCAGTTAACGGTTGATATGATAATTCTTTTGCCATTATCTAAAATTTAATCCTGTTGCGTATTGACTACTATGATTTTCATTTACAAACCAATCTGATTCATATTTAGTATTACCACTATCTAATATTATTGCTTGTTTAAGTGCTTCATTAGCCTCTTGAGCCATTAAACTAGATTGTGTGCCACCATCTTCACCTCTCTCAGCTATTGCCCTGGCCCATGCTCCAAGTATAACTGGCTGTGCTGGTACTTTTAAAACTGTAGCGGCACTTGTAAGTTTGTCTTGATACTTAACAACATCAAAAGATATAGTGTGTGCTTCAGTAGGAACTGGTGATAAATCTACTTTTAAATTATTAGAAGCATCGCTACCGTTAAAAGCATAGTACAGAGGCTCACCAGTATCGTCTGTAGGGTACTTTACGGTGTTAATGTACTGTTTGCTCACTTGATGTAAATGAAGGCCTGTATCGTTGTTTATGGCATCCAATATTTTTATCTCTTGACCAGATGATAAATTGTAATTTTTTGTACTTGCTACTGTCGATATATCAACTGTTTCTCTAAGATTTAACCAATCATGTCTTTCTTCAACACCTCGTTTAGCATCATTAATTAATGATCCTATAACTTTATGATAGGCAGATACATTAGTACTATCATTTATAGCACCAGACCAATCAGTTGCAATTGTATCTTCACGCAACCTTATTAATACTTCATTAATTAATTCTTTATAAGTCATAACCTATCCTTTAATTATTTTTCCCCAAACCGAACCTTTACCTTCTACAATATCTACTACTTCTACTTGAAAATTACCATTGTCAAAAAAAGTTACAATTCCAAAAGCATGATTCCAATTGTGTAGCCTTCCTTTTAACCATGTATTTTTTTCTGCTGACATATCTTTTAAACAACCCATAGCCCAAGAACTTATGTTTCCATCTAGTAACCTAGTGGCTGAGTGTCTTGCTACATCATGAACATGCCCATACATAATGTTTGTTCCATAATTATCTAAATGTTTCTTAGCGTGATTTACACCACAATAAGCACCATGTATAAAAGATAATTTACCAATACTTAATACTTCATTGTACTTGCGATATTCATAACCTCTATCATCCCATTTACACGCATTTCTAAAACTGTATTGATCTAAGTATGGATTCTCTTCTACAAACGCATCTAGCCATTCGTCATGATTACCTGCAAGAATATGTCGTTCTTTGCATTTAATCTTGTCTAACACCCTGTCAAACCTGTCTATTTGCTTATTAACAGCTTTAATTTCTTTATCTATTTCTGGAAGTTGGTATTCTAATGGTGGTCTTTTTCTTCTTTTATATCTGTGTCCAGATACTGACTCCCATTCTCCAACATCACCCAGATTAATAAATATGTCTGGCTTTACAAATTCTATCGCTTTTAATGTAACTTTGACTGCACTTTCATCATGTATTGGAAAATGCTGGTCGGGTATAACAATCGCCCTTTTCATTTTTACCTACCTTTTGCTAATTGCGCTCCAAAGTAGAATTCGATTATCATTGTTGCCCATCTAAATATTTCATCAAACTTCAACATCCCTTCTACAGTTACATATTCTATCACATCAGGAGTAAGCTGTAATCCTAATATACTGGCCCCTTCAATGACCGTAGGAATGACTGTAGGAACATCCCAAAACACAGGAGCCACTTGTGTAAAAATAACTAAGGCTAATATAGTTAAAATAATGATCCTTCTATTCATAGCAGCCATTGGACTTTCTTTTTGTGCCATTGACCTAGCTTGATTAATAGATTCGTTCCTAACCTGTAGGTTTTCTATCATCATTTTTTGTTGTTCTTGTGCTGCTTGACTTTTAAGTGCAAGTAACTTAGCTACAAAGCCTAATGCTATTGGTGCTATGTTTGTTAAAAAACCTATCATGCGACTAACCTTAATACATTAAAAACTCCCACCTCTGAAGCTAGGAAATAAGCAAAACCACCTAACAAAAAATATCTAATTTGATTAAGCATATTAAATATCTTTTGTATTTTGGCATTAGTGTCATCAATCTTGCTAAACAACTTACTTATTTGTGAAGTATGTTTGTCTAATTGCAATTGCATTCTGTTATCGTCTATCATCTTTTTTTTGGCTTTTTACCGTATCCCATAATATCTCCTAGTTTGCTAGTGGGTTATCTAAAGACTCTTGTATTCGTTTTTCTATGTCTACCTTAGTCTTTTCTACTTTGATCTCAAACCGATCTAATTTAGTGTCGTAGTTTGTTAACTTTGTATCTACTGACTGTAATTTAGTATCGACCTTTGACTCTAAGTTCCATTGTGCATTTCGTAAATCTGTCATGTCTTTCTTTAACTCTATTTTTATGGCATCAGCATGTTCTTCTATTCTCATAACATCGCTTGAAGTTTTTGCCATCTGTCCAGCTATTGCATCTAAGTCCAAATTTGCTATTCCTTCAACTTTTTGATATAAAAGGAATCCTCCATAGAGTGAACCAACAATCGTTGAAATTAGAGCAAATGCTGCGACTAAACTGGTATATGTAAACCTTAATCCCAGAAATTTTAGTCGTTTATCAACTAAACCTTCAACTTGTGCAACTTTTTCTCCTAGATCAGCCATTAATTATTAAATGCTCCATCATTCTGTAATTGCTTCAAGTATTCAATTTCTTGTTTTAATCTTTCTACTTCTAACCTTCTTCTTTGTAGTTCTAACTGGTAAAGTGTATTACAATTTATTCTTTCACTTGGTGCATCTAAAGGAATAATAAGTCTAGCATATAACCCAATGTCTTTAGTTTGCGGATCATTGCCTTCTTTCCCTATAATTGGCACAATAGCATTGTTTATTACGCCAGTCATTCCAATCTCAAAGTTTGTGCTACCGCCTATAGCATTTTTACAATCAAGATCACCTGCTCTAATACTGTCCGAACCACTAACTGAACTAATACTCGGTATCGAAAAACTCATTGAGTTACTATCTGCTATTACCTGTGAACTCAGTAATAATAAAATTAACCACCGTTTCACTTAAACCTCGAACAGATCCTAGATTCTACAATGGGTTTAAAATCATCATTGCCTCTAAGTTTTGATGTTGAGCATATGTATTCAACAACTTTTGCATTTTTATCATTAACATAAACATCAAACCTAACACGATGCAAATACTTTATGTTTATGATCTTGTATCGAGTAACAAACGGTATAGGCTTCCATTCTTTATCAAACACACCAATCTCATACCATTGCACATCCGATCTTTTATTAAACACCTGCATTGTGGTCATCTTGGCACTTGGTATAAACGACATTTTCCACTTGGGGTAAGTGGGTGTCATATCATGTGCTGCTACACTACCACATAGCAACAACCACAGTATTACTGGGCGATACATTCTGCTACTACAACTGCCGAATATGAACCACCAGGAAATGCTTTTTGTGAACCACCACCGTAGGTAGCAACTGAAGTAACATTAAACCAAGTTGTACCTGCTAGTGTTAAATTATAAATTCGCATTGCACCGCCATCTGCTGTTGTACTGGCTGCTTGATAACCACTCATATCAGAAACACTTCCAGAGGCATATGCAACTGTTCCTGTCCATGTAACAGAGTCACCTAAACTTGGACTTGAACTAAAAGAAGTGGGGTAACTTATCTGCGCTTTGTAAGCATTAGCTAGAGATGTATCAACACGAATAACAGGTACTTGACCATCACTTGCAGGTAAAGTTGTAAGCGTATACGCATTAGGGTTTCCGTAATAACCAACAGTATCAGTATTAACTGTACATCTTGATTCTACATTGCCATTAATATTAGTATTAGCCTCTACTTTCTTTGCAAATAAAGAACACCCAGTTAGTCCTACGATTAAAAATAAAGTTATTAATTTGTTCATTTATACTGCTCCTGTATCATTTCGTTGTGTAATTGCTCTTGTGTTAAACTTCTAAAAACTAACTTGTTGTCTACTACCTTTCCACCATCTAACTGAGTTGTATCACGATATACACCACCTTGAATCTGTGCTACATAATAAGAGTTAATATTTGTAGCTTTATTTATTTGTCTTAAAAGCGATGCTTGTGATGCTGTGTTAGCTATAGTTAAGGCATTTTCTGTTGCTGCCATTGCTATCTCTAATCGTTCTTTTTCTTCATCTTCTTCTTCTGTTTCTCTTTTTTCTTCCTCTTTATCCAAAAGTTTATCATCCGACTTCTCTGTTGCCTGTTCAACAAACTCATCATCTAAAGCATCATATATTTCTATAACTGGTATAACGGGTAAAGGCGGTATGTAATTAGGGCAACTCTCATCATTTTGTGCATTTCTACATAAATCCCATCTGTACATATAAAGTATGGTTACATCTTCAATACTGCCTGTACCTGTACCTCTGATCCTACCATCGCCAAACTGCTCAATTGGTGTGTAAGGTAAAGGTATGACATTCTGTACCGTACCGCCATACTGTCCATCCCAATCATGCTTCTCTTGGAACACATAACCACCACCAACTTTGTCGCTTTCTATCGTTACTGTAAAGTCATCGACTACATTCTTAACTGTTGTGTAGTTGTAAAGCACACCACTTATATCTAAACCTTCTTCAACGCTAACACCTAAAGTGCCTGTATTCATCTTCCAAGTATTGCCATATATAGCAGCATTACTGGTGTAACCAAAGTCGTAACTAAAAGAACAAAAAGGCAGCAGCAACAGTACCCATAATGTTAAGGGCTTTATCACGCTTTTCTGCAACACTAATTTCATCTTTCTCCTTTGGCATTGGTATCTCATCTGTCTTGACTGCCCATGCTCTCTTAGCTTCATCACCAATCAAACCATCTATAGGGCAAGGCGTTCCAGCCGACATCATTGCAGACCATACATCTGGGTCTTGACACATCACACTTACTGCTGCGACTTTCATTCCAAACATATACAGCTTTTGTGCTTTCTTTAACCTTAAACAATTTTCTTCTGTGTATGTCGTACCTACTGACAATCCTAGTATCTGTGTCTGTACTGAACCACTAGAACTAATCGTACATAAATCTGAGTTATTACCACTTCCAAACTGAGGTGCTATTGCACTCGGTGGTGGACTTATTACTTCTGTCTTTTGACTACCTTTCGTTGTAACTACGCTTGTCGAATCTGTAACGATAGGGTCAGCAGCCATTACTGGCAATACAAACACTATCCAGAACGCTACAACTATAAAACCTGCAACTATATTGTTGCGTAATCTATCAGACATTAGTCAGCTACTAAACTCACAAATGCTGGGTCTACTTCATCTGTAGGGTTAGCAGTAAAGTGTGTACACATATCAATATGTCTAGTTGCTGTTGTTGTAGCTGGTCCATAAGTTACTGTGCCATCTTCAGCAGTATTCTTAACCTTTCTAGTTTCAGTATGAGGTTTGTTCTCATAAGCAATAACACCAGCTAAATCTGATATAGCATTAATAGCTGTCTTGATTGTTTCGTGTTCGCTATACAAAGCTGTAGCATAAGTAGCAATGTTACTTGGCACAGCAGTACCACCTTTAGCTGCTCTTGACCAATACCAATCTATAGCATCGTGTCTACTAGCTACTGCACTTTTAGCCTTGTCAAGCATACTAGCTTTAAGCGTAGCTACATCTCTAGCTGTTGAGGCATATGTACCTACAACCTCTGAGCCACTTGTGTCTACAGTAAACTCACCATTCCAATAGTATCTGCTATCAGGAGTGACTTCTCTGTATGCCTTAATGCCTAGTGAGGTAAGTGT